CGTTTTGGAGTAATTGTTACTTGATTCGATGCTACAACTGTTACGTTACAATCAACTATTTCTCCTGCAACAATTTGAGGATCAAGTGTTCCAGCACTTGTTGCTGCGATAACAGAATTGTTTGATGCAACCAAAATAAAATTTGCTTGGGGTGAAACCAAACTTCCAGAACCCAATCCTTCTGTTTCAAATGTTGTTCCTGTTGGTGAAGTAATTGTTGCACCAGTAGCAGAAGCGAAATTTGCAAATGTAACATCTATTGTTTCTTTTCTTTGATATGATATTCCCTGTGCAGTAAAGGCCGTTCCACTTTGAGATCCTATTCCTTTTATATTATCAAATCCTAACTTATATACCATTGAATTCAAATCAGTATCAAAAAGTTTTGTATTACTGGTTAAAGTACCAGTATCAACTTTACTTGTAACATCAACATCCATAGATGGAGTGTTTGCATGTCCAAAAGTCGCATTTGAAATTGCGATTGATTCCATTTCTCTTGTAGAATAATTAATTGTCACCGTATTTGAAATGTCGGCACTTGTTCCAAATGCAAGATTTATTGTTGCAGCTGGAATTTCAGTTGTTATTTTGCTTCCCTCATTTGCTAAATCTGCATCAGTTCCATCTAAAACAATAGTACCAGAACCCAAAGTTGTTTCTAGTCCTATATTATCTTGTCCATAGTCCGTAATTTCTCTTGTTTCAGATCCTAGTGTTATCTTTACACCAGCATATGCACCATTGGCATTTGAAGATTTTAAATCTTCCAAATCAATAGTTGTTGAACCAGAAGTATATGCCGATCCAACATTACACGTTAATGGTACGAGAGTAGTATCAAATAGATATGCATCCAAAACCGCAGTATTACTTGTAGATGTATTTGTAAATGCACCAGAACTATAATCAATCTGTCGAATTCGTGTTGTTCCCATCTTTGTAGAATTGTAAGTGTGTGTATTTGTACTTACAATATTCGCTAAAGGAACACAATGTACATCATATGTGACAGAAAGAAGTTCTGGATTAAATGGATTTCCTGTAAGTGTTTCTAACGAATTTCCTGCGGTAAAATTTGTAACCTTTACATTGTTTCCAAAATTTGGATTAATTGGAAAGGAAGTTTCGGTTAGGACATCCCTGCCTTTTTTAACATCAACATATTCTGTTCCAATACTTTCATATTCATAACCTTTCACATATGCTTTACCAGCGTCTAATGCAGCAGAAACACGATTTCTATTGTAGATTGTTTGTGCGGTTCCATCTCCCAAAGCAGTATCAACAATCATTGAAGTTGAATTGGTAATTGAAGAAACGGCTGCATAAGTAGTCGTTGCAGAAGATAAGTAAATTGAATCTGCGACTACAAATTCATTTTCAAAATCTGTCAGTACACCAGTAATTGTTGTATCAGTAGATGCGGCAGTTGTTCCTGTTGCTCCTTGATGATCAATTATTTCAACAGGAAAGGGTTTGATTGTATAATCTCCCGATTCATCATAAGTTCGTCTTGCAAGTGTCTTTTCGATCTCACCATAAACTGGATATTTTACATGTTTTGTTGGAGTTCCACTTGAAACTCTCATCAATTCTATGAAATTTGAATCTGCATTAGCGGCAACTGGATCTGTCGAAGAGGTTGTTTTCTTCGCAAGTGTCAGTGCAATTTTAAATCGTGTTGCTCCCGGCGCATTTGCGTTTGTTGTTCCAGCAGAAGGATCGAGAAGAGAAGTGTCATCAGTACTATCTACAGTAGATTCTGTGGTTGTTAAACCAATACGATATGTTGGTGTATTACTATACTTCTCAAGAACTAGAGTTTGTGCGAGACAAAGAACAAAAAATCCATTAACAAAATAAACACCACGATTGATACTGACAATAGATGCACCACCTGTATGTGAAACTGCCGCAATAGTTGCAGTAGTGGCGGTTGACCCTTCCAAATAAATTGTATCACCAGCAGTAAAAGATGTGCCTGAAATGAATTTGATAATAAGAGTTGGTGCATCCGAACCAACCAAATTTATTGCACTAATCACTTGGGCTCGAGTAGTTCCAGCACCAACAGTTACGCTGGTATCTGAAATTACTCCATCTGCAAAAAGAGATGCAGTATCAGTATTAGTCAACTTTAGATAAGTAACTTCTGTGTCTAGAGTTACTTCACCTCCAAGAACTTTACTACCATCCTTGAAAATATGATCACCTAAACGAGATGACTGTTTCTGTAGGATTGTTTGTAATTGAGTAAGTTCTCTTCCTTGAACTGCATAGCCTGGACGGAATAAAACTCGTAAAAATGCCTTATCCTCATCATAATCATCATAATAAGGGGATACATTAAAATTGGTTGTTACATTTGCCATTTATAATACTATTCTTTAGAATTCGATAATGAGTTTGATATCTTCGGTTTGGTCAGATGCACGAGCAACCGGAGCACGATTTTCAACATAGATAATATTTCCAGAACCAATTTGCATTGAACCATTTGCAACATTTGTTAGTACAGCGGAACCACCAGTGTAAGTAAAAGTCGCTATTGCATTAGTTACTCCTGTAGTACTACTCGCAACGTTTGTGGTAGTACATTGCCATGATCCCGGCTTACCATCATATCCTGCACTTGCATTTGCACCATTTGTAATATTAACAACTCTGATAGTACTTGCAGATGCATTTACATCAACAACATAAGCAGTTGCACCATTTGCACCAACTGTTCCCTGAGTTAATGTAATATCACCAGCAATTGCAGCCGTATTTGAAATATACGTAAACGTTTTTGATTGTGTTGCTGTATCCGATGTATAACGTGTATATACACCATCTGTATTAGGATCTGCCAACAATCCAATTTTACGGAAATCGTTGGTTGTGGTAAATGCACCAGATTCATCCTGTGTAAGTTTTGAGTTGACCATAACAAAATATCCACCCAATTCTGCTACAGGATCATATCCATGTCCTCCCTTTGGCGGAATAATTGGAGTAATGTCTGCAAGAGTTCCTGCCCCAGTTCCTTGTTGTTCAACTATAAGAGTGGCCGTTGTATAACTATTACCAGTAGTTACTACCGTAACACCCCCAACTGCATCCGTATCTGAACTATTTGCAGTCAAAACAATTTCTGCACCATGTCCATCCCCATTTACTCTTGCGAATGGTGCCACGTTTGCAGTTATTGTACCAGATAATGCTGGAACAGTAGAATCTAAAGTAAGAGTTTGATTTGGTGAAGAATACGCACAATCAACAATTTTTCTTACATAAGTAGTACCACTAAACGTAAAATATATCGATGAATTGTTATACTTATCATTAGATGTAAGGGTAGGACTTGCCATGGTTAATGTTACACTTTCAGAAGAGTTTGTAACCACTCTATTATTTTCAAAAGTATAACCTGTTCCATCTACATTGATCACAAAAACATCCAACGCACCATCAACTGCGGCTAATTCGATTGCTGCCTGATCAGAACCATCATTTTTAGCACCAGTTCCCGATGTCATTCCACCCGATGATGCAGTATTTCCATATGCATTAGCATCACGAAGTTGTTTAACTGGAATATAACTTGTTGTTACAAATTTCAACGCTTCCGATGCAGTAATCGTGTACATGTATTTCCATTGATACCCATCTGCAAGTGCCGCAGAAGCTCCAGCGGTAGTAGTTGTGTGTGTTGGTTCTACTGTTGATACTTGTGGATAATTTGTTCCACTTATTTCAACTTCTGAATTATAAAGACATTTGTAAACACCATAAGTAGAGTTCATTACGTACATTGGATACAAAGTTGCAGTAGTAGTACCAGTTCCAGCAGTATTTGCTAAAGTTTGACTTGTCCGTGTGGAAATCAAATTACTAAAAGTTTCGGTATCTTTGTACATTGCATAATGTTGACCAGTAGTCCAATTATGTCGTGTAATCACATGACTAACATCTGATGACGCAACTTTCTTTGCAGCAATCATGTCCGTCCAATGAGAATAATGAGTGTTTGATGTCGTATCAGATGATGGACTTGTAGCCGTACTTGGATCTGGAACACTTGTATCACTAAAAGACCCAGACCAAGAATCTGACTTTCCGATGAAAAGATATGCATGAGTGGAAAGTGCAGTTTCTTCAGCAGAAGATATGCCAGTCCCACCTATCGATGAGGCTTCAGAGAGCATCTCACGAAACTGTTTTGAATTGTGAATTCTAAAATTATTTGTTACTAAAGCAGGCACGGTTTATTCTCCTTGTTAATTCTCTTATATTTATACGGAAACTCTTTGGTCGATTTTGTGATTATAATATAAAAATCCATAATTATTTTCGTAAGGTTGTCCTTTATAATCAAAAGGTCGATCAAATGAAATTACTTCATTTTGAATGATTGAATCTTCGGTTGAAATTTTTCCATTATCATCAGCGTCTTCTAAAACTACATTATTAAAATCTTGATCAACAATATATGTAGCAGTCACGGTTCGGTGTTGTGGTTCTGTAATTGAAATTTCTCCCTCATGTTGTGCAATATCAACAACTCCTTCGTTTGCAAGAATCTTTCCAAGCGCTGATGTTGTTCCACTATATGTTCCAGAAGATACTGGAACTCCATCTTCTTGTAATATTTCATCTCCTGCATTGGTACTAGAACCATCTGTACCATCTAAAAGAATCATACTTTCAATTGAAAGGTGTCTTGCTCGTGTTTCCCAATTAGTCCCATCAGTAAGAGTGCTAAAATCAGAAGGACAGTAGTGTTCGTAATTGTGTATTACTTGATCGTAATATTCACCAACATATTCTTTTGCTAATAGAGAAATCGGAATCCCTGTTGTCATTTCTTTTCCAGTTCGGAATATTTTCCCATTAGTAGTAATTGTTGCAGTTGATATATCAAAATCATCATGTTTGGCTTCTTCATAGTCGGGCATATATATTGTTTTTGGATCACTCAAAGTAAATGTTAATCCAAATTCATTTCTTAGAAAACCATAAAGAGACTGTGATCCAAAATAAGAAGAATTTCCTACTGGTATTGTATCTTCTTGTAAAATAACCCCATCTATTGAATCTTCTAATAATAAATTTCCTTCAAATTCCACATCAGAAACTTTGAAACGATTTCCATTTATACCTTCTAAACCAGTTCCTTCAAATTCATCCAACCATATTTCATCGCCCTCATGGAAATAATGCGGTTCAGAAGTTGTCAGTTTAGTTCTTACTATTTCTCCAAAAATATATCCTTCTGTTGATTCTGTTCCAACATAAGCACCAGATGTTGTTGGAATACCATCTTCTTGTAAAAGAACATTATCATCTCCATCAAATTCATCTGTTTCTAGAAAAATATTATTTTCATATGAAACGTTGCCTACAGTTTTGACTGACATGAGAGAGAAAAATTCAGCAGGACTTCCAGATGATGCTAAAAGCATTGTTAGATATTCTATTAAGGACGAAATGGGTTCGGCCTCAATTCTCATATATCCAAAATCTGAAACTTCTCCGTAATATAAAGGATCTGTCGATGTGGTTGGTATTCCATCTTCTTCCAACAACCATCCTTCTAAAGTATCCTCTAGACGGACAGTTGGTTGCCCCATTTCCGCTTTTATTCTTGTTGGGGAAACTTTAAATTCAATTTCTTGATTTAAGACAGTTTCTACTTGAGTTTTAAGATCATCAAGAACAACTGTAAAGAATCGCATTCCTAATTCACGATATCGAGATGTACCAGCATCATTTAATGAGTTGATATTGTTTAATCCCCTATCAAACATTTGTGCGTTCAACAGAGTTGCAATTGCAACCTCACCAAAAAGTTTAAACCCAGCGGGATGTAAAAGTTTTAAAACATCTTGTTTCCATACATCAATCGAATCCGTTGTTTGAAGAACATAAGAAAAATCTTGATAATAATCATTATCTTGAAGTTTCTTTGCAGAACTTGGAAATCCAGATTCACCAACATGAACACCTGTTTTTGTTTTTGCAACTGCCATTGTTGGTGTGATAATTGCTGGTGTAGAATTAACAGGAACAATTATGGTTGGATCAATCATATAACCAAATCCAGAATCAGTAATATTAACACCTGTCACTGCTCCACCTAATGCACCAATTGAAATTGTTGCATTTCTTCCAAGATATCCACCATTTGTCGTATCTGTCTCATAACGAGATGCATAATAATCATTAGAAGCCGAGGCAGTTGGAATTGTTTCATAACCACTTCCATGAGATGTAATTGCAATTGAATTGATTGCACCAAACGTTTGTGCTTCGGTAAGCATCGCACTTTGAAAAACATTATTAGCATTTGAAATTAAACTAATACTTCCTGCCGCTGTTCCTGTACCAGAAGTAGTAAAAGTAAAAACAGATGAATTTGCAATACTTGTAGGAATAAAAGATGCAAGATCATCTGATGTTCCAACAACTGTTCCAGTTGTATCAGCAGTAAAATCAATTGTTGGGTTTTGACTTGTTATAACAGATGATAATGCAGTTCCCCCATCCACATCAACATTAATTTCTTCGTGGTTTACGTTACCTTCAGTTGATGTTGCTCCACTATAAGTTGCATCTGTAGTAGGAACACCGTCTTCCTGTAACAATGTTCCATCTAACGCTGTTTCAAGTGACATCTGCCCAGTTCCATTCGGATTAACTAGGTATACAGTATTTCCGTTTGAAAAAGTACCAAGAGTAGAATGTCCAAAAACCTTTTTATTGATAGAATCATAACGAACAACGGTAAACTTTTTTGATACACTTGGCCAGGTTGCGTTGTCTGTAAGAATATATTCGGCTACAGGATCAGAACTAAATGCATTATTAATCGTAAAAAATTGAGTCAGATTATGTCCTGCTGTGACAGTAGCTGTTACAGTTGTTGATGATCTTGAATACGTTCCTGTTAATGTAACAAAATTTGCATTATAGTCGGTAGCATCAATATCAATATCAGATGTTGGATTGGTTATTGTAGAATCATCAATCACGGCCGTTGTTGCACCAGCGATTGCAACTTGAGATGAATCAAACAAATAAAGAGTGTCATCATCAGCAAATGCAAGAGGAGCAGTTTCTTCATGTAGTATATTACTACCAGCATTTTCATCACCAGCATCATTTGTAGCATCAATCAACAAATATCCACCTATAGCCTCTTCCAACTGCATTCTAAATTCTTCGTTGGAATCATCATAAACTCGCAATTCCTGAATGCTCATAGAAACTACTGCACCTGTTTTTGTTGCACTTGCATATGTCTCATTGTTTCCAATAAGATACCCAGCAACAACGGATACACTAAAAGGCAATGCAGTCGTAGCACCAACTACATTAAAAGTTGAGGTTTGAATTGCTTCATATAAATTGGTTGTTATGACAGTTTGCGTATATGGATTTGTAATAGTTTTAATTACCGCTCCCGCTGTAACAACTACATTAGTATCACTATTATCAAATGTAAATGTATCTTCTGGTTGAAAACCACTCCCTGCAGCAGATATGTTCATAATTGTAACTTGATCTGCTGAAGTAGAAGACACATTTGCAGTTGCACCATACCCTATAAAATCTGGCAAATCTTCAGTTAATATAGTACCTTCTGAAGAAGTTTCACTGAAATAACTTGTTTTTATTGTGGGGGTTCCATCTTCTTGTAACAATGTTCCATCATATCCAACACCACCAATTGTTACTGTTTCTAAAGAAAGTCTAACTGTATCCGATTCTATTGTAATTGAATCGCCTACATCATATCCTGTACCACCATCCTCAATTGTAAAACCCACCACCTGACCAGTAACAGTTGCAGAAAGAGTGCTTCCAGATACAAGCGTGGCAGAAATAATTTCGCCTATTGTAAATGCTCCATCTTCATTTGTCAGAACCAATTCCATAATGGTAATTGATCCCACTTTACGAGTGGTAATTTTTGAAACAAAAGCAGTAGAACCAGATGTCGCACCAGTAATTGTCAAACCATTAAAATCATTATAAGTTGTGTCATAATCCAATTGAAGAACAGTATCTTGTTGCCAGTTTCCATCTGATACTTTGAGTAAGTCAACTTTGGGATAATAAAATTCTAGTTGTTCTTGGCCCCACAATAAACGGAAAAGTGTACGAAAAGATTTCTCACTTCCCTTTGACCTATAAAACTCTTTTAGATGTTTGATGAAAAATTGTAAATCACCAGTTGCACTATCCCTAATGTTTGGATAAAGTTCTTTTTTAAATGATTTAAGAAGTCCTGCCGAAGTTTCGTCTGAATTGATTAGATCAGAGAATGTTTTTGTTGCATTCAGTGGTTTTCGACTCAGTTTGGTAATTGTACCCTCTGCGGTGGAAATACTTCCAAGAATTACTTCTTCTATTGCAAAATTCAAATCATTGGTGGGTTCTAAAAATACCTTGTTGATAGCAGTAAATGCACCTGTCGCCTTGACCGTTGCAGTAGCACCAGATGTTTGTCCTGTAACTGTTTCTCCTACCGTAAATGCAGTGGGAGCTTCTTCTTCATTTAGTATATTTTCACCAGAGTTTGCCGTTCCATCTGTACTATCAATCAACAAAAATCCATCTATAGATTCTTCCAACTTTATCGCTGGCAATTGGTCTATTGCAAATCCACTATAATACACACAGAGAGTTTCCATGAATTCATAATAGTGTTCCATGAATTTCTTATAAAGAGGAAATTCATCACTAATAAATTCAGGAAGTTGATTCTGTACCTGTGATACCGCTTTTGCTGTAACTCTTGCAGACATAGTTTATTAGTACGTAGTAGAGGAACCAGTAGAAGTTCCGGTTGTTGTAGAAGAAGTGGTGACGGATGTTGTACTTGTTCCAGTTTCAGCATCATCTTGCATTACTATAGTTATATTAGTATTTGCAATTTCAAATATTTGATTTCTAACAGGAACCAAATCGTTTGACGCTGGTATAATAGTAAAATCTATTGTTGACCCATCAAAAGAATCAGGCATAAATGAAGTTATCGAAATATACCCATTTGAATAAGTAATTGTTCCAGCAGTTTCTTTAAGAATGATTTTATCAGCACCAGAAAGATAATAAATTCTAAAAATACCATTTAAATCATCGAGATAACAAGTTGTATATGCTGTACCTGTCGAATCTGTATATGCAAATGCAGATGAAGTTACGGCTCCCTCGTAAGTTGTTGAAGGATTATAGATTGCATTGTTAAAACTAATGGTATAACTATCCGCCGTTGTTGTTGAAGGTGTAATTCCCTGTTTTGCAGTGATAGTTGTTAAATTACTGATGATTGAAGTTTCAGTATTATCAATACTTGTAGAAAGAGTCGAATATCTGAAAATCGATCCAAATTTTAATAAATTGTTTGTTTTATAAGTTTGCATCGTATCAATAACAGATGATGCTACCGCACCAGAAGAAAGAGTAGTCAAACGTGAATCATATTTAACTGTTGTATTAAAAATCAAATCAACAATATCTGGATCAAGTACATTTGGTGTAATTGCAATCATATTGTAAGATGAAACGGCTTCTTTAATTGATGTAATTTGAGCAGCAGAAAGAGATGTTGCACCAGTTGGTTTTGCAGAAATATATACTGTTCCATAAGATGGTGTTGAGTGATCTTGTCCACCCCAAACAGAAACACTATCCAAACCAGATACATTTCCTTCTACTATCTTTTTGTAATCATCAGTCGTTACTGCACGATTTTGTGTCTCGTATGTTTTTGGTGCATTAAATTTAATACTTTCAACGGTTTCTCTATCCGATCCACCCGATGCCGCATTTGTTGTTACGACAGAAGAAGTTCCATATCCGCCAACTGTTCCAGATGCAGAAAATGTATTTGCACCATTTACATCTGCACCTTCTGCTACTAATGCTTTAAGAAGAACAATATTACCAGTAGTGGGTTTTCTTCCTAAAGTACCATCACCGAATTGAACCCGAAATTGACCATTCGTGTGTTCATTTATAAAATACACATTAGATGTAGAATTAATTGTTGTTATGTCAGTCGCCTTTGTATAAACTGCTGTATTTGTATCAGCTGCAGATTCTTGAATTGTAACAGAAAGTGTATCTGTGTCTGTATTTGCATTTGGAAGAAGAAATTTCTGTTCCGTATTTGATGTATTTGCAGTATACCGAAATGTCAACGGTATTCCCTGTGTCAATTCTACACCAGTTGCAACGTACGCTCCACTATTTGCTAAAACAGTAGTTGAACCAGAAGTACAAAACGTATATGATGTTCCGTTGACAGTTGAACTAAATTGTGTATATTTGTCAATGGTAACAGAGGCAGGTGCATCGCTAGGTGTAACAGTAATACTTACATTTGCCTTTGCACCAGTTGATGATTGTGGTGTATATCCCAACATAGATGCTTTTGAAACAACCGAATCTCTTAATTGTGCGGAATCCAAAAAGGACTCACTCGCAAGCATGTTTACATAATATGCGTTGTAATAAGTATTGTATGCAAGGATATCCAACATAACAGAAATTGCAGAACCACCAAAATCATGATCAGTAAATTCTGCCTGTGATGCAAAATAATCCTTTAGATTATTCTTGATTGAATCAAAATCAAGTTCTGCAATATTAAGTTTTGCTATTTCTGCCATGAGTTATCCTAATGCATTAAAATATGTTGTTATTTTTTGTACTTCGGCTACTGATGCTACGTTAAACAAAATACTAATTTCATATCGATTTTGTTCTTCTTGAGCTCTCACTGAAATACCCAACACCTCAGCCCTTGGTTCATGTCGTGCTAATGCCACTTCTATTTTTTTCTTCATACGTTGTTCTGTAAGTGGGTTCATTGGCTCAAACAAAGATCCACGAATATCTGTCCCAAATTCGGGATCAAATAAACGTTCATTGTAATTTGTTTTTAAAATAGAAACAATTGCACCCTTGACAGCGGACGCTCCTGTTTTCTTTCCTATATCCCCACTCATGGGGTTGGCGAACATACTGAACGCCAAATCTTTATATGTTCTGTTTTCGATAGACATGATACTTATATTTATTGTTATTAACCACCAGTTAATAATAGTTGTAAGGGTTTCATACTTGGGCCACCGCCCATCATCATAAATCCTACAGAATAATCTAAAGTGTTTGGTGGCCCGTTTGTTGCACTTGAAAGAGCGTCTTTAATTGCAGCATTTCCCCCAGTTGTTGTTGGTATTGACAAAACATAAACTCCAGAGTCAGGAATTCCAATTTGAAATATCGCCAAGATTGCTTGAATTGACTTGTTTAATTCTTCAATTTCTGCTATTTTTTCATCAAGATACTCTATCACTTTTCCTAATTCCTCAGTAGCTCCTGCTGCAAAATCTCTCATTCCTTGTGTGAATTTTGAGATCTGAAAGAAAAATGTTTTCAAATCATCCATAAGATCTTCCAATTTTGCCTTTTTGAAATTGGGCGGTATTCCTTTGTTCTCTACTGCTACTTTTGGTCTATCAATTTTTCCAATGACTTCATTTTTGGTTTCATAATCTTCTTGTATGCCAACTGTACTATAAGCCGAAAATCCTGTAGATCTAGTATGGTATTCTGAAGCATCTTGCGTTTCCTTCACTTTCAACAATGTTTGGCCCGCTACCTTTTCAACTTTCATCTGTGCTTCCTGCACGTATGTTTGTTCATTTTCTTTCGTCCGTAAAACATCTACATGACTCCTCTCTCCCTCTCTCTCTATCCATTCCTGACTTCCTTCCACTACAAATTCAATTTCCGATGGTAAATCTTGAATATATACATAATCATTAAATTCCGCCTCCTTAATTAGTTCACCTGTATTTTGATCAATGTGCGATTTTTGATTTTTATAATATGCAACTCTTTGAATTATATTTCCGTTACTAAGATGATCAAATGCATGTTGGTCAGTTTCAGATAAACAAGTAAGTGTTAGTTCTTGCGAAGAATAGGGCGCTCTTGGTTCATTTGAAGTTGTTTCTGCTTTGGTAACAATTCCTATTGCTCTTCCTTTTCCTGCTGTACCACCAAACATTCTAATTGGGCCCGCAACCAAATCACCCTCTTCAAAAACTTTTTCATAATTATAATCAATCTTCATTTTTTTTAATACTTTACTGTCTTCATCGGTTCCTCTTACACCACTAACATTCGATACTTTGATAACAGATTTATAAGCATCAGCTCCTTTTGCCAAATTGTCGGCGCCCGCTTTGATTATGTTGTGTATTTGAAACAATCCTTTAGTAAATAATCCATTTTCTCCACCAAAAAAAGCAATAAAGGCTTCAAGTATAGATTTAAAACTCTCAATATTTTTTGTCAAATCTGAAAATCCAATAATCACAACAACCGCAGCAACTTCGGCACTTGATGAAAAATTTGGTCTGTTAATATCCGCTTCTTCATCCATTGCAGTTACTATTTGGGATATAACTGTACTGGGAGTCATTTTCGGAAATCCAAAAACAGGATCAATGTCCGTTACCGAATCATCATTTGCATTTTCTGTTCTGTCAGCTAGTGCCTTAGATTTTTTTTGGTCAACAAAATAAGTTGACCTTTGGGGATTATTTGGGTCAGTTTCACCGCCCGAAATTGCTCCAAACCAATCAATCCATTGATCTCCAAATCCTGCAATTGCAGAAGCAGAATAAGCAGCAGTGAGTGATATAGGACTAAGTAAAATTTTAATAGGATCTCCGTCTACATCTTTAGGAAGAATTTCATTTCCAGTAGGAACTATTTCTAAAATATAAAATCCAGTACCTTTAAAATCATTTACAAAATTATCAATTTCATCTGCAATTGCAACAAGTAAAAGTAACTGTGGGTTCAACAATCCCATGAGCAAAACTTTGCCCGTTTCCAAAGTTACTTGTGCAAGTTTAGCGTTTGCTTCTACTAATGCAGAAGCCTTTGCTGCCGCAGCACCAATATCCTGAATTACTTTATTTTGTCCTAACGTGAATTGTTCCCATTGGAGATCAGCCACTCTTTTGTTTCCTCTAGTATTGTTTTAGTTTGGTTATTATATTTAAGTAATAGTTCAAAAAATTCTTTCATTTCTGGTTTTGATTTACCATCTCCCCATTTACTCCATTCAGGAGGTTCTTCTATTGGGGGTTCTTTTTCTTTATCATTGGTTGTATTCATAATATTCCGATCTTTTAGCCTTAATTTGAGTATATAATGATGACACATCTTCTACTGCCTGTAATATTTTTTGAACCAACTTTATCTTTTTCCCTGCAAGAAAGTTCGCATGAGAATAAATCGTGTTTGCATATCCCGAACCACCACCGAAAGTTGTTCCTGCAAAACCACTTCCTGCTGTACCAGAACCATCTGCTGATCCCCCATCCGCTACATTCTTACCATTTAAGTATCCAATTCGTGCAGTTATTTCAGAAATTCTTAGTGTCATTGCAGTTTGAAATGTTCCGATGCCTGCTAACCATGCATTATAAGTTGTGTTTGTATAAGTGTGTGCTGTTGCACCAGATCCAGATGAAAAGGTAGAATTTGTGAGAGCACTTCCACCAGAAGTAACTGTGTAATGATAGTTATTTGCACTTGTAAGCAAACCACTCATTGTAGCGGTATTAGCATCGAATGTTGCATCTGTTTTCAGGTTTGGACTTGATGGTTCATTCGGATCACGATATCCTGCACCATAAGTGGCATCATTTCCTGTTTGAAGAGATGCAAGCATAGTATGAAAAGTAACTGTGTTTGCTTTTGCCATTATCGCACCAACCCTATTAACCAAATATCCTGTCTCTGATGGAGTAGATGCTGTTACTAGATATTGATTAGAAGCAACAGTACCAGTTCCAGCATAAACAGAAGATGTGCTACCAGCAATCGCATGTCTTACAATTGCTGTTGTTACAACCATAGAGTGTCCTGTTCCACTTACTGTTGTCGTATTCCAATCATAAGAATTTCCTGCTTGAGAAGCACCATAATGTGAAGAACTTGCATAAACTACCGCATTACCCCCTCCTGTTCCACCAGATGTAGTATTGTATGCAGTCAAAGAAGGAGCTGAACTTTGAGCCCCAGCGGCTGTAGTGACTTGAGCACCCGACTGAGTAGAATTTCTAGGAATAGCTACAGTTGTACCATATCCTCCACCAGCTTGACTTTCTACACTATCAATCAGGGGGCCGAATCCAGTTCCTTTTGAATATCCATCATAAAGTGCAGTAAATGTGGTTGTTGCTTTTGGTACGTTATAAACCTGTCCCTCACCAGTTGAGTGTGCAGCACCTACTGGAGCAGCAAACGGACTTGTTGCATAAACCCATTTTAGATCATTTTGAATAATGAAACGATAATCTTGTGGACTTCCTACTGTGCCTGGATCTACACCCCCTGTATCTATTTGAGTATAAGATCCAGCATAAATGTCATTTGCAGTCAAACTTCCAGGCTGTGTTCCTGTAATATTATTATCTGTATCTGCAATGTCTTTGTGTGTTCCCGAAATCGCCGGAAAAAATGGATTTGCATTTACACTTGGATAAAGTGTCCCATTTCCTTTTCCATTTGATCTGACAGAAGAATTAGCAGAAAGATAAATATCATCACCCGAAGGAAGAGTACCATAAGGCCCAAGATGTGCATTAAATTCTGTTTCATCTAATACAGTACATTCTTCTGGATTGTATGCAGATAATCCCGAGCCAGGAGCTCCTGTAGCAGTAATGTGCGTAGTATTTACTGCTATTCCAGATGCATTTGCAAGAGGTTTCCAATCATAATTTATTTCTAATCCTTCTGGTGCAATAATTACATTTGCAAAATTGTCATACGCTTCAAGGGTAACAGTTCCATCATGTGTTTGATCTGAATAAGTTTTCATGGGATATGCGAAATATGTGCCAGGTAATCGTGTAATAGATGTATCATCATACCCACCAGATGTATCACTTGAAGTTGCAAGTGCAATATCAAGAACTATTTTTGGAGCAACATATGTTCCACCAGAACTAGAACTTGCAACCAATTGATTAATCTTTACTGGTTTGAAATTGTCCAACCAAAACAATCCAACATTTGCAGTAGATTCAATTCCAAGAGGATTGTTTGATGCATCATAGTTCCACGTACCACTTGTAGAAGTTGTATAATATGTTTTAACTTCCGCTGTTTTTGTTTGATACCATGCACCACCAAGTATTCGATTATCAATCACACCACCCGAACCAGCATCATTACTGACTGTATTTCCAATTGCAAATCCAGTACTTAAATTTGAAGATTGAAATACAACATTTGCAGATGCATTAACAGTTCGTTGGAATATGGCTGCAGATGCGTTACTCGACTGTCCAAATATAATATTTTTTACCAATGAAAAATCACCAGTTGGACTTACTGATGTTGCATTTGAAGTAACAAAAGACAATGTATTTGCGGTTACACCTTGTATAATAAACGTATCATTGAATTCTCCAAATTCGGCAACCGCTCCTTTAAGAACAACTCTTTCTCCCGACCCAATTCCATGATTATTTGCAATTACTGTTACTGTACTACCACTTCTCGATACGGCACCAGTGTCCAAAGAAATTGTATTTGAAGTAGAAAATCCCAAAGTAACATCTGTATTTGAACCTGTCAAAAATGTATTTCCTGTTAATTTAATATTAATCGAAGTATTTGAAGCCGATTCAATAGAAGAAATTGTTGCATTTGTTGTAGAATCTGAAAGGATTTCTCCTACTGTAAATGTTCCTTTTGAATCAGTTGATTCGAGCAAAACAGTAGATGTATTTGAATACGTTTTAATTGTTGCAGTTTCACCTTCAAAATCAGTTAATGTTTCACTTGCAGTAAATGTACCCGATACATTTGATAGTTCAAGAGTAACAAAAGTATTACCCACATACTTATTTTCTGCTATATCAAGATCGCCCCCTGCATTTCCACCAGATGTATTTGCAACAATTGTAAATTCGTGTCTAACATCTGTGTTTGCAGTTGGATCAGTTGCAGCTCCACGAAAAACCACACCATTAATTGTATTTGCAGGAAAAAAAGGTTCGGCCGCAGTTGGTGTTGAATAAGGTGCGGTGTTTTCATCAATCGAAATCAACCCACCATTTGCACGACCCGCTGTCAAGAAATATTTTGAAAAATCTGTAAAATATTTAACATCATTTCCATCATCATCTGTAATTGATGTATTTGAGTTTGATGTGGATGAGAGGGTGACTACTCCTCCTGTATCATTAAAATCGTGAAGTACAGTATATCCAAATGTTGTTTTGTTACTGTAACTTGCATCTTCAAGAGTAGGAAAAGATAAAGACCCAGTTGTACTGTGTGCGGCAGTTCCGTCTGCTCTGGTCGCCGCTGTTCCATCATTAATTCTAAAAGTAAGAATGCCAGTAGCAGGATTTTCTGCTGCGGCTGCACCTTGAAGTAATGCTCGTTGTTTTGCAAGATTAACACACACTTCATGTAAAGAATCGGTATTGGCTTGAACACTATCTGATGGTCGAACACCAGAATTTGCAGGCCCTCTTAAATAGGGAATAAATTCTGTTTTCAACAAATCTGAAAGTTGAACCTCATCACAAATTGCAATTCGTGCAAAAACTATACTTTCCGGCCCTCTTGCAATATCTTCTAATACTTCTTGTTTTTTCTGTGATACATCCATATTATTTTCTTTTAACTAATCGGCCCCGTAAATGGTATTCCTGGCGTGTCTGGAGTCACACCAGAAACTATTGCTGCCAGTGTATAAGTATTTAATGCTCTTGCATATGCCATACAAAATAAACTTGTGTGTCCTTTTGGTGCGCTAAATAACTTACTCAATTCTGATTGTAATCCTGGCAATCCTGGCGCAGTAACTATTGTAGTTTGAAACACACTCAAAAAAGTTTGAAGACATGTATCAAATGCTGTTGCCATTTTCATAGCAGTCAAATCCCCAGCTGGACTTGATTTACTTAAAATATCTCCCAAATCCTGTCCCAATGCTGATGAACCAGGCATAGCAGTAAATGGTTGAGGCCCTGCATTCATTCCACCCGAAACATAATTAAAATATGCTTGTGCAGTTTTAGTCGCTACTAACTTTGGAGAAGGATTTCCTTTTTTTCCTTTACTATAAACATCTATCAATTCTGATTGCAACGATGGCAATATTAATGGCATAATCTTATCCTAGAAAAACTTTCTTTGACATAGTTTTAATTATCTTTCCTGCATATTGGGGCATAATCGGCCCCGTCGGCCCAACTGAACTTGGGTGTTGATGTTCTTTGAATAAATCTGCAAACGCTTTACCCAAAAGTGCCGGTTCAGAATTACCGCCCGCAGTAATCATTTGTCCTTCAATTTGAGTAAGGCTGGTAGTACCCGACCCTATTTCTATCATTCCACCTTTTAAATTTGCAAACGCTATTCCGTTAAGATCTAAAGTTGTTGTTGCCTGTATGGTAATTCCTGTCGGCCCACTATTTGATCTTATATCAATATCTCCCAAAGGAGCTTTAATTGCAATCTTCCCAGCTGCACCCGCTAATCCCACATTCAAATCGATTCCACCCGATACCGCTGCATCAACAGTTTCTAAAACAATCTTACCTAAAAGTGCCTTAATCACTTTTGCATTCAAATTTCCAATAAACACATCTTTGTTTGCAATTATTTCTTCTGAATTTCCTCCAATTATTTGTTGTATCGGCCCACCAGAAGTTATATTTGTTGCACCAAGTCCAGAAGATAAAGATAATTTGCCTGCTTTGAGTGTATATCCTCCCGACACACTCATGTCATAAATCCCCCCAATTGCATCCTTTAGAAGAGGAGTATCACGAATAATTTGAGTCCCACCCCTAAGAATGAGAGTATCTTTTGCATCCAAAATTACGTGTTTACCTCCCACGTAAGTATTTAATGTTGAAGAATCAATAACTACATTTCCAGTATCAGAAATCATTCTTATTTCTTTTCCAGAATTCAAAGTCAACTTTCCACCAATTTTTGTTGTTGAATCACTAGATATTGATTTTATCTCTTGTCCACCCATAATTGTTTCTTGATTACCCGAAACCATATTATAACGATGTGCATTTGTTTTATCAACACGAATTCCTTTTGGATGGAACTCCGTAAAAGTTCCAGAACGATGATACCAATGTAATCTTTCTTTGCCTGGAGTATCATCCATCTCTATCAAGTGTCCACTTTCCGATTCGTAAACATGATTATATGGATAAACAGCCGCATATGCAGATGGTGGTTGTTTTATTTGTTTTAAGGTGAAAGTTGATGTTAAACTTGCATAATCATCAGAACTTAAATAATCTTTAGTTCCTGTTATTTGTTTTCCGGCGAAAGCATGTATTGATTCGCCTTTAGGTATTAAAAACGTTGATGGTGAAAACGTTGATACTATAGTTCTATTAGATAAGTTTTTATTTTTAAATGCAATGATTCCATCAGTAGTTGCTAAAGAAGAAGAATCTCCCTCACCACGAGCATATTTGGATGTTGTTGGTACATCTAACTCTCTTGGATAAAGTGATTGACTCGTAAAAGCCTTTCTTTCTTCATCAGTATATGATGATATTTCTGCTTCACCACCAGTAACAATAGAAATACTTTTTGGAGGATATGGAAAACTTGTAAGATTTGTGGGTGTTCCTTTTCCCCCTAGACCAGTAGTACTAGACACCGAATTTAAATCAGTATCATCAGTATCTAATCTTGGATCATTGAATCCTGTGTTTATTTTTGCAAACTTCTCTGGAACTCCAGGCAATGTTCCAACCATTACTGGTTCTTGTGCAAGTTCTCCATCACGATAGAACCCCATAACCCAAGTACCTTCAACTGGGCCAACTGGTGCATATCCTACACCTGTCTGACTTGCAGAAGTAATCGGCATCAGTACTTGAGCCCAAGGAAGATTATCGGTAGGAAGTTCTGCTTTGTCAGCAGTATGCCATCCTAGTATCCGAACTCTACATCGCCCAATCATCAATGGATCGTTGCGGTCTTCT